ACTGGCGGGTGCTGGTGTGGTTAATGCTTGTACCAAGGGAAGGTCCGCCATGGTGCTGATCCCCCCGAGGCTGGTTGGTTCCCAATATGTAGTATTGTTGATATCTATTCCAACAGGAACATCTTGCTGGGCACGATAAAATTCTGGAACAAGAGCTCCGTTGGCAACCACATTGTTTGTGAGATAAGGTTGAGCCGGATTCCAGGACTGATCAGTATACCCTCTAACAGTTTCTGCCAGTGCCGGCAAGACGGAATCTGCAATGCCAGGAATTTGTTGCAGGGCAATCTGGATTGCTTTGTTTGCCACTGCGTCAGCTTGAGGAATAATCTTGCCTAGTTCGTCGCAACCAGATTGTGTAGGCAAATAGCTGTTGACAATAGGTTGCACATCAGAGTTCACTGCACCTGTAGCATCAAATATTGGCACTGGTCCGTTGGGACTAGGGGTTTGCAACGTAGCATAACTTAATGGAAACACCTTGACTGGATCCAACAAATCAGACAGTGCAGTGATATCAGGTGTGGTCACATCCAGTATGCTTAAAATCTGTGCTAGATCGTCAGATCCTACCATGTTCATGACCGCCCATGCAACTTTTTGCAATCGATCAAATTGATTCTCAGACAGCCCGGTGGGATTCAACAAACTACGAACATTGTTAGACACAAGGTCTCTCACATCTTTTGTGGTCAAGCCGGCACCAATTAGTGCTTGTTGCAACACAGGAATAGTTGCACCAGTTGTGCCTGCTACTTGACTGATCTGTTGTATAAGTCCAGCCGGTGTTCCGTACAATGATAAGTTTGAAAGATCAACCAGTTGGCCTTGTTTTTCCAGGTCCACCCCAAAATTTGCAATATCAGTATTCACTGTGCTGATATCAGCTGTAGTCAGTGCATCCATGTTGGTAAATGTTGGTCCAAGGTATGTGTTGGTGTTTACTGCTGAATTTATGTAGTTGTTGGTGATGCTGATAAATCCTTGCACCGCCAAGAAGCCTTGTGAAAAGTGTCCAACATTTCCGGTGCCTAGGTATGCATTGCCCGTTTGATCAACCAGGCCAGATAATCCGTAAGGTGCTGTTGGTAATTCTTGTATCATTACAGTACCGGTGGTAGTGGTAGGATAAACAAGATTTGTAATAGCAACAGGGATGCTGTTGCCCAGGGCAGGGCATGTGGCGTTGCCTATACTCAACAAAGCAGTCATTGTACTGTTTGTTTTGTATGTCTGTGCAAGGTAGTAGGCCACAGCAGCTTGGTACGCAGTGATCAATGGGGTGGCATTGAATGCTGTTAATGCCGCAGTTAGTGCAGCAGGCAGTGGTTGCAAGCCTTGATTGTTGAGCAGTGCAGCAGCAACAGTGACTTGAAGTGGTGTAAGTATGCTGGCCATTATCCTGCCCTTACATTATTGCTGCCGCCAGTTCGGGCATGACCACATGTGTCCGAGTTACCGGTAACATTAACCGGTGTACCGCCTGCTCGTACACTGCCAACTCCGCCTGAGGTAACAGGACGATGACTGTTTTTACGAGCATGAGGACTTACCCCTGATCCGTTTACACTCACAGAAATTCCGTTGACTCGGACTGAGTCAACTCCTCCAGTGATTACACCACCACCCGAATCTGCGTCACCTACTCGCTGCACTGCTGGCATGTTATCCTAGAATTAGTTTCTTCTCTGGCACCTTGATACCAGTAGTTGCTTCGATATATTTCATCTTGACTTCTTCGTCGGTGAGTGCATAAATTGCAACATTATTAATATTTAGTGTAACGGAACCCTTGCGTTCGGCTGTGAACACGCTGGGCACAAGACCAAGTCCTTGCGGCCCTGGCGCCACGCTAACTGGCTCGCTTACTGTAATAAAATTGTATTCAATCAATTCTACCCTTGCAATCATTTCTTCTCCTGAATTGAGTTTAAATGTGCAAACTTTTCCTAGTGTATCGTTAATATTCATTCTGCTAATTTCTTTCTAAGTTCTGTAAATCCACCCACAAGCTCTTCATCCAAGAAGATCTGGGGTACTGAGCGAGCAGTTGGTACTGCTTCTAAGAGTTGTTCTTTGGTCCAGTCCCTGGACACGTTGCGTTCTTCAAATTCGATGCCTTTGGTTTTAAGCAGGCTCTTTGCTTGATCACAATAAGGACATGCGTCCTTGCTCCACACTATGGCTTTCATTTTATAACTCCGGTAATTGCTCGTAGTCTAACTGATCACTCATTACTCCAATAACATAGTTAGTTGACTCGTTCTCTTGAAGTGCAGTTTGTTTGTTACTGGTGTTGACATGCTTGTTGAACCAAGGAATAGGCGTGCTGCGTGGGGCAGGTTCTTGATACTTGATACCAATTTCTTTGAGCGCATTTACAGCAGTGTAATCTACAAAGTCTTTGAGAATCTGTGCATTGAGTCCAATCACAGGTCCTCGATTGAACAAGTAGTCAGCCCAAGACTTTTCTTCACGGATAACGTCTAGATACAACTGATACACTTTGGCTTCACATTCAATTTTAGCAGTAGCAAAGCGACTGTCTTCTTTGACCACTTGATTGATTATGTATGCTGTCCACTCTTTGTGCAACAACTCATCTTGTAGAATCAAGCTGATGATGTTGCCATTGCCCATGAAGATCTTGTTCTCCACCATGGCCAGGCTTGTGGCAAAGCTGACCATAAACCTGAATGCTTCTAGTGCATAGCTGGCATGCAGGGCCATGTAGATTGCACGGATATGTTCTTTTTCTGTAACAACCACACCCAGCTCTTTCTTGCAATTGAGCACATGTAGTTCATCATAGTATTTGCCCACACTTGATGCCATGTCAATGATCTCTTGAGTGTCGTGAATGGTGTTGAACACATCCTTAGGAACATTATAGATGTTGCGAATAATGTGGCTGTAACTCTTGCTGTGAATGTTGGTTTCGAAGAATCCCCAGTTGTACATTAGTGCTTCAACTTCAGGCAGGCTGCACACAGGAGTGAACACTTGTGTAGGACCGCGTCCTTGTAAACTGTCCAAGGCTGTTTGTCGCAGCAGATTACTGGTAAAGATGTGTTTGACAGTGTCGCTGGCTTCTTTGAAGTCATTGCTGTCTTTGGTCAGGCTAACTTCTTCTGGTTGCCAAAAGAAGCCTCGTGCAGTAGCATCAAAGTCTGCAATCTTTTTGTACTTGACTTCTTCAAATCGCTGTATAGTCACAGGACCGGCCACATCTAGAAACATCTTGCGATTCAGGTAGTCTGTCTTGGTATGTAAGTTGTATTGTGCAATTGACATATTATTTTTTTATCCAAACAAAATTAGGGGCAACATCAAAATTTTTGATTACTTCATTTACTGCTTTGTTCACACCTGGGTAATCTATATCATGCCCGGTTAGCAATCCAGCAGGCTTTAATTTGGGTGTGTATTTTGCAATATCTTTTTTTACATATTCATAGTTGTGGTTGGCATCTATGAACACTAGATCTAAACTGCCATCAGCAATTCTATCTGCGGCAACTTCGCTCCATACTTGTCTTTTGTTTCAGCATTGTAAAATCCTGCAATGCTGGTATCGATAGCATAGATTGTTAAATCTGGTATGTTGTCCAGAAGAAAAAATGTAGTACGCCCATCTCTTACACCTACTTCGGCCATGACTTTGACGTTGTTCTTTTCAATCAAGTGCTTGAGCACATGCTTGCGATTTCCTTTGCCTTCCCAAGGTATAGTCTGGGGAATGTCTAGTCTGTCAGTGCGTTTCATAACTTACAGCTTTCGCAATCTTCTTCAGCATCAAAGTCGATGGCTTCTAATGGAGCATCGTCGGCCACAGCTTTGCTACCTGCTTTGTTGATCAAGCTGTAGTAAAACGTTTTCAGACCCCAGTAGTGTGCTTGCATTAGATTCTTGGCAATCATTGTGGTAGGTACTTTGCGATCCGGGAAGTGAGCTGGATTGTAGAATGTATTAGTACTGATTGATTGATCAATGTAAGCAGCGATCACTGCTGCTGTTTTTAAATAACCGTCGCAGTCCTTTTGTTCCCACATCAACTGATACTTGTTCTTGAGTCTATGGTATTCTGGAACAACCTGTGTGAGACTTCCTGCTTTGGATTCTTTGACTGAGATCAGGCTCATGGGCATTTCGATGCCGTTGGTGCTGTTGATAACCACACTGCTGGACTCAACCGGGGCTACTGCCATTTGTGTGGCATTGCGAACACCATGTTCCTTCATGTTGACACGTAATGTTTCCCAGTCTAGTTCCGGAGTAAAGTCTGCTAGTTCGTTAACACCATTAGCACGTAGTTCCCACGGGAATGTGCCTTGGCCGTATCGTGTATGTGTGCTGTGCAGAC